GGCTCGAGAAGCAGGAGGGCCTGGCGTGCGTGCCGATGCGGCAGGGATTCGGGTCGCTGTCGGCGCCGACCAAGTCGCTCGAGAAAGCGGTACTCGCGCGCCAACTCCGGCACGACGGCCATCCGGTGCTGCGCTGGAATCTCTCCAACGTCGCCGTCGATGGCGACCCGCAGGGCAACTTGAAACCGTCGAAAGTGCTGTCGACCGAACGGATCGACGGCGTCGTCGCGCTGATCATGGCGGTCGACCTGATGGATCGCAACGCGCGCACGCGGTCACCGGATTATTCGATGGCGGTGATGGGGTGACGTCTTAGGGGAGGTGACCCGTGCAGGTGCGGTACAGCGTCACATTCGAATTCGATACGCAACCCCCGACCACGCACAGAGGCACGGTTGCGGCGTCCCAAGTGGGCACATGCGTCGCGCGAGCCGTGAAAGAGGCGCGGAAGGCACTCCGGCCCCGGAACTGGTCGTCGGTCGTGTGTGTGTTACTCGAACGCGTGGAACAGGAGGCCGGTGATGGCGCTGGACCCGAAACCCCGCGGGCGGCCGCGGCTGACGCCGGATGAGGACTCGGTTCAACTCTCCGTCCGCGTCACCGCCAAACAGTTCGACGAGTCGGTCCGAACGGCCGGCGGGGCACGCCTGACGCTGGCCGAGTGGGTCCGACGGCTGCTCGACCGCGGCATTTCTGCAAACAAAAATAGGCCGTAGTCCAGCCCGTCGCTACGGTAGCGGCCACTCATGGCCGACCTGCACCACGCGACCGCGACCCTCGAGGTCAAGGCGGACGCTGCCTGTAAGACCCTGACCGGCATCGCGGCGACCCCGACCGTCGACCGGCAAAACAGCATCTTCGACGTCGACGGCGCGACGTTCGCCGCCTCGATTCCGCTGCTGCTGCACCACGACCAGGAGCGGCCGATCGGCACCGCGGTGCTCACCAAGCACGGCGCCGCGCTGCACTTCGAGGCGACGCTCGCCGACCTCGATGAGCCGTACATCACCAAAGCGAAGCAGCAGATCCGCTCCGGCCTGCTGAAAGCCGTGTCGATCGGCTTTCATCCGCTCGCCGATGGCCTGGAATATCTCAAGGGCGGCATTCTCAAAATCTGCAAGAGCGAAATCTGCGAACTGTCGCTGGTCACCGTGCCCGCGAATCGCGAGGCGTCCATTTTGACGGTTAAGTCGCTGGCGAGATCGCCGCGCAAGGAGACACCGATGGCGAAACAGACGACGGCCGAACACATCACGGCGCTCGAGAATAAGCGCGCGGCGCTGGCCGCCCGGCTGACCGACATCATGGCGACCGCGGCCGACGACGAGACGACGCTCGACGCGGAGCGCGCGACCGAGTACGACACGCTCGAACTCCAAGTCAAGAGCATCGACGCCGATCTGTGCCGCTGGCGTGATCTGGAGAAGCTGCAGATTCACTCCGCGACGCCCGTCGTGCTCGTGCCCGCCCGTACGGCGACGCTGCCGCAAATCTCGGTCAAGGCGAACGTCGCCCCGGGCACCGGCTTTGTCCGGTACTGCCAGGCGCTTGCGGTCGGCAAGGGCTCGACGCTGCAGGCCGTCGAGTACGCGAAACGCTGGCACGACTCGACGCCGGAGGTCGAGCTGGTGCTCAAGGCCGCCGTCGCCGCCGGCACGACGACCGACGCGACCTGGGCCGGGCCGCTCGCGCCGATCAAACCGCTCACCGACGAATTCATCGCGTACCTGCGGCCGGCGACGATTCTCGGCAAGGTGCCCGGCTTCATGAAGGTGCCGTTCAACGTCTCCGTCGCCGCGCAGACCGGTGGTGGTACGTATCAGTGGGTGGGCCAGGGAGCGCCCAAGCCGGTCGGCAAACTGGCCTTCGTCAGCGTCACCTTGGGGATCACGAAATGTGCGGGCATCATCGTGATCACCGAGGAGCTGGCGCGCAACTCGTCGCCGGACGCCGAAGAGGTGATCCGCCGCGACATGATCGCGGGCATCGCGCAGTACCTCGACCAGCAGTTTATTGACCCGGCCGTCGCCGCGGTCGCCGGCGTGGCGCCCGGCTCGGTGACCAACGGCGTGACGCCGATCACGACGGCCGGCACGTCGCCGGCGAACGCGCGCACCGACGTCGCGGCGATGGCGAGCGCCATGACGGTCGCGAACATCTCGACCGCCGGCGCCGTGCTCGTGCTCTCCGAGACGAACGCGCTCGCGTTCACCAACGCGCTGAACCCGCTCGGCCAGCCGCTGTTCCCGGGCATGAGCCAGGAGGGCGGGACCATCATGGGCTACAAGGCGATCACGTCGCAGGCCGCCGGCACGACCGTGGCGCTGATTCAGCCGTCGCAGATTCTGTACGCGGACGATGGCGGCGTGACGATCGACGTCAGCCGTGAGGCGTCGCTGCAGATGGATACCGTGCTTGACAACCCGCCGATCGCGACCACGCTGATGACGTCCCTCTGGCAGAACAACCTCGTCGGCCTGCGCGCCGAACGGTTTATCAACTGGAAGAAAGCCCGCACCGGCGTCGTGCAGTACACCGTCGCGACCTACACGGCCTGACATGCCGGTGCGGATGACCGTTCAGCGCGTCGGGTACTGGGACGGTCGTTATGCGCAGCCCGGCGACACGATTCGCGTCGACGACGAGTACGTCGAGACGCTGGTGACCGCCGGATTCGCGGTGCCCGCAGACAAGGATCGCACATGGCCGGAGACTCGCTCGACGTCGTCGCCCGCGTCTACCACACCGAAAACGGCGCCGAACACGCCGAAGGCGACACCTACGCGGTAACGAATCGCGTGCTGGCGGACACGCTGCGCGCGATCGGGTTTGTCTCGATTGACGGCTGGACCGACGACGCGCTCCCGGCACCCGCGACCGGCGCGACGGCCGGGACGCCCGGCACGTTCACGCCGGCCGGCTGCGCGATTCCCGCGGATCTCTCCGCGCTGGCGGGCATCGTCGCGACGCCGGCGACGGCGTGGACGACGGGGCAGTCCGTCGTGCTGGGTGACGCCAGTGACGCCTCCTGGGACGGTACGGCCTGGGTGGCCGGTCCGGCGGCCTGATGGGCGTCTTCTCCGCGCTCCGGTCGCAACTCGCGTCGGTCCTCTCGTCGGCGCGGCCCGTGGGCAGTTCGGCCTGGTGGCCGGTGACCGTGCGCGAACCGTACACGGGCGCGTGGCAGGCGAACGAGGAGATCCGCGTTGACACCGCGCTGTCGAACCCGACCGTGTTTCGCTGCGTGTCGCTGATTGCCGGCGACATCCGCAAGACGCCGCTGCGGCTGGTGGCGCTCGACGATGACGGCATCTGGAACGAGGCGACGAGCGCGGCGTTTTCGCCGGTCCTGCGCAAGCCGAACCGCTACCAAACGATCGGCCAGTTCCTCGAGCAGTGGACGATCTCGAAACTGCTCTACGGCAATACGTACGTGCTGAAAGACCGCGACGAGCGCAACGTCGTCACCGCGCTCTACGTGCTCGACCCGTGTCGCGTGACGCCGCTCGTCGCGCCCGACGGCAGCGTCTACTACCAGTTGCACGCGCACGATCTGGCCGGCCTGCCCGACGGGGACATCGGCGTACCGGCGCGCGAGATCATCCACGATCGGTGGAACTGCGCGTTCCATCCGCTCGTGGGGCTCTCGCCGCTCTACGCGTGCGGCGGCGCCGCGCTCCAGGCGAACACCATCCAGACGCAGTCGACGGAGTTTTTCTCGAAGGGCGGCCGGCCGTCCGGCTTGCTCGTCGCGCCGACCGAGATCGATCCGAAAACCGCCGAACGGTTGTCGGCCACGTGGCATTCCCTCGGACCCGGCAAGACCGCGATCGTCGGCTACGGCATGAAGTATCAAGACATCGGCACGACCGCCGCAGATTCGGAGCTGAATGCGCAACGCGACAGTACGGTCGCGACCATCGCCGGGTGTTTCGGCGTGCCGATTTCCTACGTCGACTCGAGCAAGCAACCGCCCTATGCGAACAGCGAAGCGACGCAGATGCAGTACCTGTCGCAGTGTCTCCAGGTGCACATGTGCAGCATCGAAACATCGCTGGATGAGGGCCTCGAGCTGCCGGTGCCGTACGGGACGGAATTCGATATCGACGCGCTCATCTGGATGGATACCGCGACCAAGACGAAGGCGGCCGCGGACGCGATCGGCGCCGGCGCGATGACCGTGAACGAAGCGCGCTTCAAGTACTTCGGCCTCGGCCCGGTCGAGGGCGGCGACTCGTGCTATCTGCAACAGCAAATGTTTTCGCTCGAGGCGCTCGCCGTGCGCGACGCCGCCGATCCGTTCGCGAAGCCGACCCCGGCGCCCGCGGCCGCCACGCCGACCGACGAGGAGGTCGCCGCCGCCGTCGGGGCCCTGGCGCAGCCATGACGCTCGAGTATTCGCGCGTCGTCATCGCGGTGCCGCTGGTGTCGCTGCCCGTGGCGAAAGACCATCTCCGTGTCACCGATACCGCGCACGATGCCGACGTCACGCAGAAGCTCGAGGCCGCCCAGGAGCAGATCGTGGCGAAGCTCGGCCCGGCCGCCGATGCGACCTGGACCGAGACGACCGTGCCGCGGCCGGTGCGGCACGCGATCCTGATCCTGCTCGACGCCTTCTA